TTGGCTTTAAGGGGATAGAGATTCATTCGCCAGTACTTGTCAGTGTAACATCTGATACCGGTATTGTCAACGTTCATAGTGGGATTGCAACGAATATATCGAGCTTATTGAAAACACAAGTAGTATCCACTGGAGCAGTTGATGTCAGAGCTGGATTAACGCTGAATATGTCAGCACTTGGAGTTACTTCAGTAGACGGCTTACTAGTCAATCTGGGGATGTTGACAGCAGATACGTCAGTAATCACTACAGCTTCTATTCAATCGCTTAGAAACGTACAAGCAGCTCCAGTCGCATTACCGATTACGTTAGAGTGTATAACAGAAAATGCGACAGTTGTCAAGCCACCAACACTCCCAGCACTTCAAGCAGTGATGAATCCAGTCACTACTAGAGTAAGAGACTTTATAACTTCTACTATGGGTACTGGAGATAGTCAGAATGATTGATAAATATATCATGCCGATTGAGCTTGTATCTTCTATTATACAGCAAACAATCCCGTTGTCAACAGAAATACTTAAAAAGATTCATAAACTTATAGTACCTACTGGTGCTGATACTACTATTATACACCAGGCAGCTACGTTGTGTCAAGCAAAATATTCAAAAAGAGTGAAAATAAATGTCAATAGAATGTACTAGTACTAGCCCATTTGCGTCAAGATTTGATTCTTCAGCTCTGACTCCAAGCAGTGCGATCTTCACTGGTCTCACTGACTTCTCGACACTCATAGACCAAGAGAATCCACTCGATAAAGTCAACAGAGACAGCGTGGTTTCTATAACGAATAAGTTAAATGCTGTACTCGGTCAAGAAGATCTGACCGCATTTCCGACATTGAAGAATAAGTACGAGCAGTTTCCATTAACGTTTGTAGAGATTGCTGATTACGTCCTTAAGAATAGCGTAGACGTAGACATATTACTAGAGTCATTGAATACGTATTCACCGACTATCGGGATGAACAGTTCGTTAGCTTCGTTAGCCAGTGATCTTAACTTCTTCTATGAAGAGAATCTCGGTGCTTCGATCAGTGGTGGTCAGTGTGCTGCATTTGGTGAACTACTGACTGGCTTATCTTTAATATTCGATATGATTGATACCGGACAGAAGCTATTAGCAGATATAAAGTCATTAGACTTAGATCCAGTAAAGCTTGCGAGCACTATAGCTGGAAAGCTACAGTTATCAGCTCTTCTTGCTAAAGTAGAAGCTATTATAGAGCAATTGATTGAGAAAGTCAAGCTAGAAATATTAAAAGCTATTAATTCTATAATCCCGCAATTGAAAGCAATGGGCTGTGCCAGTAAAGCATTATTTAAGAAGCTTAACAGAGAAATCTCTGAAGTGAAGAGTCACTTCTCTGATGCTAACATGGATTCATTCAAAGATAGAGTCAAAGAGTTCTTTACTAACATAACAGTCCAATTTGAAAGAACGAGCATAGAGAATCTAGCATTACTGATGTATAGACTATGCCAGTTCACTGAGTTGCTACAAGATCTTCTCATGGGTCCAAGTAAAGACTTATTAAGAGCTGCTGAAGCGATTGCTGTAGAAGCTAAAGTACTGGGAATTGTATCAAAGAGAAACATAAAGAAAGCAGTAGATAACGGTGCAACACGCATAGATCCTGCGATAGTTAAGAAGACTAGAGAAGATGTCATTAAGACATACAGCACAGATCTTACAGATGAGCACTTAACAGATCCATGTCCGACTGCTGAAGAGATAGAGATCATAGCTTCTATTACGAATAAAGGGTTGACAGACAAGATATTGTTTGCTAGTAGAGATTCTTCTTCTTTGACTACAACGATCACTTCTGCTCGTGAAGATGCTATCAGTACATTGACTAGCGCTACAAGCGCACCAGAGAGCATACCAGGCATTCCGGAGAGTGTTAACACTTCTCAGCTTATAGAGCGAGTAGATGCAGATACTGGAATCATCACACTTGAAGAGACAGAGATATACGATAAATCAACGAACTCATCAAGTCTTATATCAAAGACGTTAGATACGGCATCCAGCGTTACGAGCACAGCAATATCTGCTGCTAGTGACGCAGCAAGTAGCGTTAAAGACTCATTGAGTTTTGATAGTAGTACGTTTAGTGATCCGTTATTAGCTGAATGGTCTAATGTAGATGTGTCTATATGGGCTAAGTTACTTCGAGTACAGAAGCAGACCGGAAATACATACACAGTACTACATGGCGTCAAAGAGAAAACGAGTACTACAGCAGATATGGGTGGTCGATCAAATCATATACACTTGACACCATATGCTATAGACATTAGTGTGACTGCGAAGAACAGAGAGCGTACAGTAAAAGCTGCTAGTAAGAGTGGCTTCACTGGTATCGGGATCTATAATACGTATATTCATATAGACACTGGCGCTAGAAGATCATGGGTCGCTGGTCAAGACGGGATTGATATTAAGACGAGTGAGCAGTTCAGTGGCGAAGAGCTAGTTAAATATGAGAGACTTGCTACTATGCATGATTGCGATGATCACAGAAAAGCTAGAATAATCCCTCTACAAGAAGCCGTTATTGCACAAGACTTATCATACACTGGTGTAGTCAATGCAGTAGTAGACGAGCCAGTAACTGATACTGTAGATAAGATTAAGAAGAGATCATATAACGCACTATGATGCTCTTAACAGAAACTCATAAATATGAGTATAAGGAGTCACACAAAATATGTCATTAACGCCGCGTACTACAGCACAAGAATTTTTCTCTGACTTTACTAAGAATCTTGATCAGATTCCTGGTAGAACAGAGATTGCTCGTGTGATTAACGAGAACAGTGTTAAAGAGTCTATCAAGAATCTTATCAGCACAGACAGAGGCGAAAGACTGTTTCAGCCAAATATCGGCTGTGACATACGCGGCTCACTCTTCGAGAACATGACACCAGATGTCATCATTATACTAGAAGAGAATATCAAGCGTACTATACGCACATACGAGCCAAGATGTAATGTTCGTGACATAGAAGTAGTTGGAAACATTGACAATAATGATCTCAGTGTAAGAATAGTATTCAGCGTCATAAATACCACTAATACATCATCACTCACAATCGATCTCAGTAGGATAAGATAGTCATGGCGACAAAGATAACACCGATTACAAACTTAGACTTCTCTCAAACTAAAGAAGAGCTAAAGACGTTTCTAAGAAGTCAGAGTCGATTCAAAGACTTTGACTACGAGGGGTCTAATATGAACGTACTTCTTGACGTACTATCATATAACTCTTTCTATAGCAACTACTATTATAACATGGCGATTAGTGAGATGTTTCTAGATTCGGCATCACAACGTAACAGCGTATTGTCTCATGCTAAAGAACTTAACTATTTACCAACTAGCCGTAGATCATCTTCTGTACGAGTGTCGATAGTTGTCACAGCAGCTACACTAGAGGCTGGACCAAGTAACTTCTTCACGATACCGAAACACACAGCTTTTATAGGGCGATGTGGAAACAAGACGTATACGTTCATCACAGATAAAGTTCAAGTAGCGACACGCTCATCTTCTAACTCTACACAATACATCGTAACTAATGTAGACTTATATGAAGGTCGTATGTTGACAGAATTGATTTCTTCTGAGAGTACTACGCTATCGAATCCTAACATAGACACTAGAAGTCTTGATGTTGTAGTGAACGGCGAATCGTATGTATACAAGACTGATATTTTTGGCGTTGGCGCAAACGACAAAGTGTTCTATCTCCAGCCAGAGAATGATGGAAATTATAGCATACAATTCGGTCAAAATAAATTTGGCATACAGCCAACGATCACTGACTCTATCGCAGCATCGTATAGAATAAGTGCCGGACCCGATGCGAACGGCGTGAATTCATTGACGCTAGGCTCTTTCGGCGGCGCGTCTTCTATATCTGTAGTATTGGACTCTATCTCTTCTGGCGGTTCACAAAGCGAAGACATAGAATCGATCAGAACTTTTGCTCCAAAGGCTCTTCAAGTACAAGAGCGAGCGATTACAAAAAGAGATTACGAGACTCTGTTGCGAGCTAGATTTCCAAATATAGAAGCTATATCAGTATACGGTGGTGATGAAGTAGATCCACCACAATTCGGAAAAGTTATCATCTCAGTTGATGTTACTGGTGGTGAGGGTGCTGCTGATTATGAGATTGCTAACTTCAAGAACTATCTTAAAGATAAGACTCCGCTTACTATTGAGCCAATCTTCTTATCTGCTAAGTTCATGCAAGTAGAAGTTGTTGTATCTGTATCCTACGATAGTAACTTGACCACTAAGTCTTCTTCTCAGATACAGTCTGAAGTAGCGGCTGCTATACTCTCTTATCAGAATACTAATCTTAATGACTTTAATAGAACACTACTTCAGTCTAATCTAGCGGCTACACTCGATGCGCTTGATGTGTCTATACAAAGTACTGACATTACATCTAAGCCGATCATTGAGTATGTCCCCACTATTGGGGCTATAAGTAATCCGTCTTTTACGTTTGAGTCTGTTCTTAATACACCATATGCGTTTGACGCTATAACAGGATTCACATCGTTTAAGCCCGCGATCTCTTCTTCTCAGTTCACAGTAGATGGTTCAGCAGTGACATTGAAAGATGATGGTCTTGGTAACATAATGCTTGTGACTGACGGGACTGATACACCAACAGTGTTTAAGTCTTCAGTTGGTACAGTGAACTATGCAACGGGAATTGTCAAATTAACTAGCTTGAGTATTGATTCATATGTGGGGAATGCGATCAAGATTACTGCATCTACTTTGAATAAAGATATTAAGCCACCAAAAGATCGTATCATTACTATACGATCAGAAGACGTAACAGTAACAGCTACACCACTGGCAGTATAATATATGAGTCTTGACTTAAATAATAATATCTATTCTAATATTGCTTCTCAATTTCCTAGTATCTATAGGGAAGAGGGGAGTTTTCTTGTAGACTTTATTGAAGCATATTATCAACATCTTGATGCGAAGATGGATAGAGATATTCCGAAGCTGAAGGATATTGATACTACGCTCACTACATTTCTTATCTATTATAAGAAGAAGTATCTATCCGATTTGCCTATTGATACTGTCGTTGATACACGATTTATCGTTAAGCATATTACTGACATATACAAGAGAAAGGGTACTCAAGAAGCATTAGAGCTTGTCTTTCGTTTGTTCTTTGATGAAGACATCGAAGTGTTCTATCCGAGTGGCTCTATATTAAGACCGTCTGATTCGATATTTGGCGGCGATGCATATCTTGAGATGTATCCAGTATTCACAAGTGATGGTTATCCCGTTAAGAAAGGCGATAAGTTAGTCGGCAGTGTATCGCTTGCTAGTGCTTTTGTTGATGAGATACTCTTTGTAAACTTCTCGGGCTCATTGTGTCCGATCGTCTATCTATCGAATCTTTCCGGCAGCTTTACTTCAGATGATTCTTTAACAAGAACTCGTGACGCTGTTTCTACAATTATCGGTAAGCTGGTCAGGGGTAGTGTGAGTAATGTCGCTATTAATAATCTGGGTCGTTTGCCTAATCAGAAAGTGGGCGATAAGATAAAGATTAGTTCATCTGCTGGTGGTATAGGCGCTAGCGGATTAGTGACTGAAATATCAACGGCTGAAACCGGTACAATATCATTTAGTGTAGTAGACGGTGGATTCGGATATGCTGATCCACTTACAAGCAGCGCATCGAATAGTATCGGCATAAGTAATCAAGTATTGATAGTAGGTGGTACGGTTACTCAGAATATTAAAATTGGCGATATTGTCACGACATATAAGCAGAACATACTGAATAATGATAGTAGTGTCGCAGTCGCTAGCGGCATGACTGGATCTGCTGTTGTCATTGCATATGCTCATCCACTCTTATATGTCAAGACTCAAGCAACATCGCTTAGTGCGGCTGATACGAATAACCGTATTACGCAGTTGAATAAATCTTACACATCTGGTGTTGGCATTGGCTCGAATATATTAAAGACAGAATTAGCTAGAATTGTTAGCGTAGATAAGCCTCTTTTGCCTGAAGTAGAGAATGCTTACACTAAAACAGTCTCTATCCAAAATGACTTTGATTCGTCTACAACTATAGTGGCTGCAAGTACTGATCAAATAACAATCCCACTACACGGATTTGTTGATCTAGGTACAGTGACTTACACAGCTACTGGAACTGCTTTATCTCCTCTTGTGAGCGGCACATCATATTTTATCAAAGTCAATAGCGATAACACTGTATCATTATATAACAGTTTAGCCAATGCTACTAGTGGCGGTTCAACGGGTAGACAGAACTTCACGACAACTACTATTAATAATGCTACAGGCAGTCATAGACTAACCGGCACTAGAATAGTCGGCGATCTTGCAGCAGCTGGATCTATAAACGCTGCCGCTAGCGGTGTATTAGATGCTTACTTTCTGTATGTCGAGAACGCTAGTTATCCATCTGATAATGCAGGCGTATTAGGAAGTTTAACTGCTACACAGAAAAAATATCTTGAGACAATTGCTTTGCCTGAGCTTGGCATATTCGATCAATTCACAACACTATCAACTGCTCAAAAATCAAGCTTTGTTGTTAATCATTCTAGCGATGAAATAACTTTCAATTCGACTTCTAGTTATAATGTATCAGCGAGCTATACAATAGGAAGCATCAAAGACTCAGAGACTGTGACACTTATCATAGATCAGGTTGGCGACTTTGCTGGAGTAGTGTTGAATCAAGTTCCGACAACTGGTGGTATAGATGGCTTTGGTGATGATGATGATTACGGTATGTCTGGAGAAGGATCTGAAAGTTTAGGTACTACACTGAGAGATGCTTTTACACCTATCACACTGACCATAGGATCTATTGATAGCCTGATTACAAAAGAAGGTCTAAACTATACGAATGATGTGTTTTCTAATATAGAGAATTCTAGTATACTTAAGTTCGATAAAAGAGATATAGTATTCAGTTTTGATCCTAATGAAATATCATCATTAGATTTTAGTGTAGGTGATTTAGTAACACAAGAAATACAATTAGAGAATATATTGAATGTAGATATAACTACAATTATCGTACAAAAAAGTGGCGGCTCTTATCCTAGTGTCCCTACATTGTCGCAGAGTGGCGGCAACACAATACCATATACAGCAAAAGCTAAGTTTTTGAAAAGAGCTGGTAATAATTTTCACTTTAGACAGATGAGCTTTTACGATTTCGATGAGTCTATTGATGCGAAAACAGACAGTGGTAAAACTATTGGTATTACTGCAATCGCAAGAGATCCAGATTCTAGACCAATGGGTGGGAATGCTACGATACAAGGAGAAGCTACGTATTCAACTGGTCAAATATCTAAAGTTAAAGTAGAGAATACTGGATATAAATTTGCTGATCGAGAAATAGTAGATATAATTAATGATGAACTTGTTAGCGCATCTTACGGAACGGTTGTAGCGAAAGCGACAGTTCGATCTTTAGGTACAGGCAAAACTGAAGGCGCTTGGAAATCGTCTACATCGTTTTTGAGTGACTCAACTAAAAGACTTGCCGACAATGACTACTATCAAGAATACTCTTATGATATATCGTCTTCTGTAGAAAAAGATAGATATTCTGGACTGATCAAAGAAGTTGCTGGTGTAGCAGGAACAAAGCTGTTCAGCTCTTCTCTAGTGGGCTCTACAGAGTCATTGGACATAGATATAGATTCTGCTATGGATGCTTTCTACTCGAAGACGTTTATCTTTGAACAACAAGATAGTCCGGTTGTTTTGTCCACTCCATTAAGTACTGTGAATTTCACGAATAGTACCGGCACTATAAGTTTTGCAGCTTACGACATATCTACTAGTTTTAGAGTCGCAGTTACTGGAGCAACTAACGGTGCTAGTATCACAGGATATACTGGCGCTACTATAAGTAATGTTCAGGTATCAGGAACAGCCGGAGAGTTTACTTGTGATGCTACCACATTAGTTGTAGGGCAAGTTATACGAATAACAGAAACTGGCACACTAAGCGGAACTGGAGATATATCTGGTGGCACAGGCATATACAGAGTCAACGCTGTATCTGGATCTGCCGGCAGTGTGACTGCATTCACTTTAGGTATTATAAGTATAGTAGACTATACTAGAATTACTCCAATAGGCAGTGTAGCTGGAACAACAACTGGTCTTACCTTTGAGAGTGGTGAACTATATGATACATCTAGTGTGTCTGGAGGAACTGAAGGATTAAGAACCGGATTAACGTTGAAGACTTTGGCTAATGGTGCTGTAGCGACTTCAACTAATAGCAATTCGCAATTAGATATTACTCCCATGTCTACAACTCAAGATCTCTTATTGACATCTTCTACTAGCACACCGTTAACGACTGTGGTCATAGGTGGAACTACTGGTCAATTTACCTGCGATGCAGCCGCATTAGCAGTGGGTCAGAAGATAGCAATTTCTGGAACTTATGGCGGTACTGGTTCAATTACCGGATATTCGAATCCTACTACCTATATAATCACTGCAATAACGGGAACATCTCCTAGCATAACAGGATTTACTCTTAAGACTACTTCTGGTGTAGCTTTGACTACAAGCACTGGTACCCCCACTGGACTAACATATACTCCTTTAGTTGACGATGTATATATGGGCGGAATAGTTAATATTCCCAATACGTCTACTAGGAATAGAGAGCTTAGTTTCACTGAATTGTCATCTGCTTATGAAGTTGGTGTATCAGACGAGGCTAGTAGAAGCACTAGAACAAGTGCATCCTCTAATGGAGTGGCAAGTACAGTATACGATCCAGCAACAGCACATACATTATTTTCAAGTGTCTTCGATGTCTCAAATGGCTACAACTCAATTGTAGGATTCACAAACTTTTCTTCCGCGAACGATCCAGGCACATTTGAGGATAGAGTAGACATAGACTTTACGTCACATGGAGATAGAAAAAACTGGATAGGATATGATACATTGTCTATTAACGTATCTACTAGAGATAGTACTCCTGGATGGGAGTTCGGCATAGAAGTTACTGACGGAACAACAACACTAGCTTCTCCGTTTGTTGTTCTGCCAGCTTACGTCAGTACGAATCCTGAGTACATAAAAACTGCTACGTTAGA